TGTGTTGCTTGTATTTTGGTTCTTTTATCTTTTCTATCTTCTATTTCTTTTTCTTTTGAACCTTTTGAATTAGCTTCAATCTCAGCTAATTGCCTATCGTATTCGAATTGCTGAGCCATCAAATGCTTTTTACCTTCTAGCTCTACTTGCATCCTTTGTATCTCAAACTGAGATTTTGCATTTTCTAAATTAACATGTTGCTCAGTCAACGCTTGTTGTTTTTGAACCTCAGCTAACGCAGCTTGCTCATTTGTTTTAGCATTCGCTTGAGCTTGCATTTGTATATTTGCTTGAGCCGCTGCTTGATCTCTCTTGTATTTCTTTTTTCTTTTTTGTTTTAAAAGTTGATTAGCTAGCTTTAGATTTTTTATTTGTCTAACGTCAATAGCATCTTCTAAATCAATACCACCAGATTGCAAAGCTATTTGTATGTTTTGTTCTAACTGAGCTTTTTCTTCTGTGTCTGGCTCTAGTTCTAAAAATATACCAAAGTCATGTAAATTTAGATACTGTACTTCTCTTAATGTTTCTACATTGTAAAGAGATATACTTTCGATTAAGCTATTAGCAGTTAAAGGAAAGTTTAATACATCAGTAATTTTTAGTGATATGTTTTCACATATACGTAATGCTATATATAAACTAGCATTATTTATATGTTTTGTAGCAATGTTAGATTGGTTAGCTGCCATTTTAGCTAAACCAACTAATGCATCTTTATCAGGCATACTACCATCACGTGCCTCGTTTAATCCCGTGACATCTCTTATCATTTGTAGGTAATACTGATATGTTTGTATTAGAGATTGTAATTTAGCTCCAGAGGCTGATGTCTGCAATTCTTGTATAGGTACTTTACCTCTGTTAGGATCTCCATCTTGAGTAAGTGATCTACCAACTATACTACCAGTTTGAAAATACATATTCAATGCTTCAGCTGGATTATAGTTTGTTCCATTACCTAAGTCTACCTCAGCTAAACCATCCATATCTAAAAATACACCATCTGGCACCATACGCGCTAAAACTTGTTGCATTTTTAAATGTGTAATCTGTATCATGTCAGCAAAACCTGTACATCTACCAACTAATGATTCTATTCTACCTTTATACATTTTAGGTGCACATATAGTGTAGTTCATTTCTACTTTAGTAGTATCAGCTGATGGTCTAGTCATGTTCTCAGCTAGCTCCCATTTTAACATTGTATTTGTACCTAAAACTTTAGCTCCAGAATAAAGAACCTCAATAGACCTAGATACCTTTTCAAATGTATCGTTTTCTGGTGGATTAAACTCGTCTGTTTTTTGAATTATTTTTTCTAATCCTTGGTCAGTTCTTTTAAGTTTAAAAACTTGATTAGTATAAGTCTTATATTCAAAGTATAAAACTTGAACAGTATTATTATCATAATTACCCCACCCAGTTATATACTGTTTGTTACCAGGCATCTCTTGAATTCTTTGTAATTCATCTTCTGAGATATCTGGAAACTGCTTTTTAAGTTCAGGTATTGTTATGGACTTAACTTCACCAACGTAATATATATCTTCGAAGTTTGGATCTTCTGTATAAGAGTATATTAAATAAGCTGGATCTACATAGTCTAATGTTATTCCATTAGCTTTATTAAAATTAGTTTTAGCAGCAGCTATTCCACACACAACTAAATCTTCATTTAATCTTCTTTTAGTTAACTCCCATTTATTGTTTGCCAACGTTGTTGAGATAGCTTCTTCTTCTGCTATTTCTACAGACTGTTTATATGACAGCTGCATGTGTAGCTCTAGGTCTTCTTTAGTTTCAGGTAATTGATCCTTTGGTACATTAGATGAAGACATGTTTATACCTAAATCTTGTTGAGCTTTTTGAATTTGATCAGCTGCAAACATATCTTTAGCAACATTAGTTGCATACTGTGTTCTTTTCTTTACTGACTCAGGATCTTGTGAATAAGCTTTTATATCATACTCTTTACTAGAAATACCGTTTACAACTATATCTACAAACTTAGCAAGTATTGGCACTGGCTTCCAGTCAAGATTTAAATAACTTAAATCTCCATTAATAGATAATTCGTCTTTATATTTTTGAACGGACTGTTCTCCACGAGCGTATAAACGAAGATGATGAAAGTTATTAAAACTAGTTAAGTATCTATTACCGTTAGTTCTACCCGCACCAAACCATTCTGTCTCAATAGCAGAAGCTACTTGCGAACCGTATTCAAACGTAGCTTTTTCTGCGTCTGGTACTACCTGACTTGGAAACGCGCTATTTGAGTTAGTGTATATTTTCATTTATTCAATTATTTTTGACATAAGACCGTTATTACTGTATTTTTTTATTCCTAGATCAAAAACTTTTTTCTCTAGACGTGCTACAGGTCTATACTTGTTTTTATTACAAGCCATTATTGCTAAACCAGAGCTTATAGAAGCATCGTGTGTTGTTCTATTATTAATATTAAACTTGGCCCAATCCTCTAGTGTTCTTTGAAAATACATTTCCCCATGTTCACCATTGTTTTTTATGCCAATAAAATCTTCAATATATGATTCAATTGCAGCAGCATGTGCTTGTTTTATATCTTCACTAGAGTTTGGTATTCCACCTATCTCTCTTTCTGTTACTGATAATTTAAGTTTATCTGGTCTGTTCATTGCAAAACCTCTATATCCTCTTCTCTTAAAATGGTATAATAATCTAGGTTTATTATTCTCTGCAAGTATAGGCATACCATAGAATATGCAAGCCATTAATACATCTTCAAAAAATATTTCTGCAGTTTGAGGTCTAGCTATGTATTCTAGAAAAAAGTGGTTAGCTGGTGCATCTTCCATGCTAAACTTGGTTAAACCATGTAAAGCTCCGTTAGATCCTCTACCGTCTACTGTTCCTGATATATCATAACTATCACAACCAAAAGCACCCATGTGCTCATTAGCTGGATATTTTAAACCTCTTTTTATTATAATTTTATTTTGCAAATGCGGTGATGGTATCCAAGATACATAAAATCTACCTTTATTATGAGGAACAAAAATAACTTTAGTGTCTCTTATTCCATTTTCCCACTGAAAATTACCTTGAGTTACTAAGTTACTGTGTCTTAAATCTCCGTTCCAATCTATTTGCTCGTATATTTTAGTTAGATTAAATAAAGATTGTTTAGCTTCATCTCTAAAAGCGTGTTCCTCTGTTCTTGGAAACTGGCGATAAAATTCGTTTAAACCATCTTGATCACCTTTTAATCCTTCAACTTCATTCTGCCAATACTCTATTACACCTTGCTTTATCTTCGTGCCATGCGGATCTGTAACTGCTTTCTGTGGTGTGTCGAAGACAGGTATTCCATAAGAATCAATGTATCCTTCGTAATTCCATTCCATAGGAATGAACAAAGAATATAGTCCTGAGCGAGTCTGTCCATTGGCGTTTCTTTTTGTAACATCTGAATCGTAGTATAATTTTTTAAAATTATCTCCTCCTTTATCTAAAGCGTTCGATGTTGAGCCCATCATGCACTTACCAATTACTCTACTACCTAATCTAAGGGTGGTTTTCGTAACCCTCCAGTTGTCGAGGATGTTGTTCGGCCTTTCCCATTTCCCCGATTCATCGTGGACGAGGAGTTTGAGCTTTTCCCCATCGTAGGCATTATCACCCGTGTTCTTCCAGTCGATGGTCGTGTCCAAGCCTTCAAGTGCTTCTTGCTTGGATCTATCCTTGGAATCGAGTCGTCTCCTGGTAAATTTCGAGGCCGGGACCCTGTAGGCAAGCTCGGTCTTTGGACGGTCCATTCCGTCCTGGATGGGTTTGAAGAAGAACGGATAATTAACAGAGATTGGTACCACCTTGTCAGTGAACATCTTCTTAGCATCTTGTCCAGATTTGGACAATACACCGAACCGTGAATCCGAGGATATTGTTGCAAGATTAACAATTTCAGCTGATGACATGAAAGAAAATCCAGATCTACGGTTCTTAAGGTAGCACATCCCATAGGATCTAATATCGGCCTTGCAAGCTTCCCAGAATATAAAGAATAATCTGTTTGATTCCCTAAAGTCTGGTTTCCCAACATCAATCTTGGACCACTGCAAGTACATGTAGTGAGTACCAGTAATATAAGTAGGAATGTCCTTATTAATGAACCAAAAACCTTTTTCTCTTTTATTAAACTCATCATTGATGTAATCATACCATTTTTCTTTAAATTCTATAGGATAATCCTCCCAGTCGAATATTGTTTTTATATTCTTAAACTCTACAGGTGGATCAACCTTGCTCCATTTTTTATTACCTAAATTAATAACTTTTTCTGGAGTAGATGGTAATGCTATTTTTAAATTATCTATCTCGTATACGTCACCTATAGTACCATCTTTAGATATTATAACAATATCATGTTTTTCGTTATAACCATACTCCCACTTTTTATACTTATTATTTCTTTTAAGAATTTTAGCGTTAATATAATTATCTAATATTTTATATAAACTTTGCTTATACATTTTTAGACCTTCCTTCAGCAAAACCTTTAAACTTTTTTTCTTTTGTTTCTTTAGGTTTTTCGTTTAATATATCTTTCTCCTCTTGAATTCTTGTTAATATTTCAAAAGCATCAAATATAGCTAGTTTTTTTGTTGCTGCTGCGTTTTTTAAACGATCTGCTGATATATCATCACCAGAGTCTACAATAGGTTCTTTAGCTACCTTTATTAATTCATCAACTGCTATTTGCCCAGCTTGGATTATATTCAGTTTGGTTTTCTTTATCTCCATATTTAATTACAATATCATTTGATTTCATGCAGTACAATCTTTCATCATTAATAATGAAATCATACTCTCCATACGGGGTATAACCAACAAGGTCTCCCTCGCGCACACCGGCGGCTTCTAAGGAGCTATTACCTATTTTTAATATACCAATAAGCTTTTGCTCTTTATCTACGCTAAACTTGCGTTTTGATTTTAATGGTTTTATAAAACATCTATTGTTTATAGATTTAAAATCGTCGTCGTTTTTATTCTTATATAAATAAACTTGATCTAAAGAACAGAAATATAAATCTTCTTTAAACCAAGACCTACTTTTTTTCTTTTTACCTTTTATGTCGTAAAAAGTTCTAAACACATTGTGATGTATAACTATTATATCGCCAACATTAATACGTGTTTTGTAAGCTAAAGGAATTGAAACAACTATAGCTAAGTTATTTACAAATTTAAAACTTTCTATCTTAGTGTTTAAAATTAATTTAACACCACCTATATTTATATCGTTAGAATATTCTTTTCCAAGAGGTCTAACTATAAAGTCGTATAGTGAGTTCATTAATACTGTAGGTCGTACTCGATGGATATTGCCATGTTAGAATTAAATTTCTTCCACGGCAATATTTCATCATCTTTCTTTATATGAATATTATAAGAATTGTCTTCAGTATTTTCTAGTATATGTGATATAACATGACCACCATATACTTGTTGACCTAAAGAATAATGCATTGCATCATTTTTATAGTCAGAACCAATACTGATTTTTCTAATAATATTACTCACCTTTATCTTCCTGTGATTCGATCTCAGAATAAGTACCGTCTTCTAAACTAATATTAACAGGTCCATATTTTTCTTCTAAATCTTTCTTAACTTTATCTAGCTTTTCAATTTCTTCTTCAGCTAGTTTAGATAAACTGCATTGTCTTAATTGGTGAAAACCCATTTCAGTAAGAATTCCATTGTATTTAGCACTAAGCTCTTTTACATTTTTTAATTCTTCCTCTGTAATCTTTTTTACTTCTTTACTCATTTGATTAAATTTAATTGTTATTAATTTTACTTATTATTATTATTACCTATACTTTTGAATTTTTCCGCTCCACGAGAACCAAAATATGCAACATACACTGTAACTAAAAGAGTTTGCAATAATGAAACCCATCCTTCAGCTACATGAAACTCTATTTTAAAACTATCTAACAGTATAAGTATTACCATAGATACTGTTAAAAATATCAACGACATTGGGCGTGTGTTTTTAGAAAGCCATGAATCAGATTTCATGTCACTTGCCCAACGTTTAGATACTTCCTGCATCTCTACTTGATCTTGTTCTAATAGTTTTAAAGCAGTCTCTTTGTCTTCAGGTTTGATAGTTTCGTCTTTTATTATTAAACCTTTAACAACGTTTAATAAGCCAGCATCTGGCAATAAGTCACTTGCTACACCTAATATTCCTGGTGCAACACTACCTAAAAACTTACCTACTTTTGTTTCGGAGAACTTCTTTTTCATATAATTACTAAAAGGAACTATCTTCTAACTTCTTTTGCAGTTTTGCAAATGCTCTAAAATTTACGCTTTCTTTTGGGTAAGGATTTTTAGCTGTCCTCTGTGTTGCTTTACTTTTAAAAGAATTAAAATATGTTGAAGGATTACTACGAACCATTTTTTCAGTTTTTGGTTTTGGATCTGATCCTTCTCTAGAGATTCCTTTAGAAGCAGATTTCATTGATTCTTTTTTGTCTCCATCACCATCGATATCTATATAATCTGGTTTAGAACCTTTTCTTGACATTCCTTCTGATTTTTGTATACCTTTTAGTTTATCAGCTGGTACAGCATAAGAGTCTCCTTTCATATAAGATTTTCTATACATACCTGAACCTTTAGTACCATCTTTAGCTCCTTTCATTCCTTTCAGATGTTGAACAGAGTTATCTAGTGGACTTACTGTGTCTGTGTTACTCATGATTCTTGAAATCATGTCTTTTCCGTGCTTAGCCCCTTTTCTACTTGGACCAAAGTTTTGTTTATATCCCATTGTAATTTTTAATATTTGTTATAGTTATCAGTTTTACTGTAAGCTTCTTTTTCCCAAGGTAAATTAGGATCACCTTCCCTAATTTTAGAGCGAGAGTATTTTTTTCCTTTCCAATAGACATTTTTACTATCGTAATCTAAATCACCTCTTTTTATTTGATCTATATGAACTTCTTCGTGATCAATTATACTTTTAGTTTGTTCAGTATCTTTAGTAATGTCTTCTGAAATTAATATAGTTCCATTTTTATTACCTTTACCTAGTATACCCTCCGGTAATTCTCTTTCATATACTGGAGTAGTAGATAAAGCAAACGGTGATTTCATTTTAAAAGCCATATTAATCTTTATAAGGGAACATTTTGTTTAACGTTGTTTGTCTTTGTTTACAACCACAGGGAAGGTTAAGTCCGCTAGACACTCTATCTACAACGGACTTAATACCTGTTTTTTCTGTAAACTTAGCAACATCGTCGCCTAATCCCTTAGATTTCATAGTTATGCTATAGTTAATGCAGTTATCTTAACGCCTGTACTGTTTTGTACAATTGACATGATACCCCCTGGGTTAGCAGTAATTGCTTTTTGAACAGCTTCTGCCCATTCTTTAGCTTTTCCAGTTACAGTAAATAAATAGCTTTTTCCAATGCTATTGTAAACTGTGAATTTGTTTGCGTCTCCAGTACCATTAGCTATACCTTGCGCTACTGATACAATCTCTCCTAATAATAAATCAGAAGTTACGTTAGCTACATTTACGTCTGCAGCTTTAATTTTAATGTAATTTGCCATAATCTTTTTTTGTTAAATGTTAAATGTTAAATGTTAAATGTTTGTTTTTTTTGATTTGTCAGTTTACTCTGTTTATTATAAATCTGTATCAATCTCACTTTGATCAATAGATGGGTTGTCGGAAAAAGCTGTACCTAAAGAAGCAATACCTTCTGCTATTTTTTGAGACGGTGGGATTGGTAATTCATTTTGAACTGGTTGTTGTGGATCGATAGATTCGCTTCCACCACCTAATTCACCTTCTATTCTACCTAAAGCATCCATTACTTCACTATGTTGTCTTAGTCTACTTCTACTACCTTTTCTTCCGGCAAGTTTTGTAGCAGCTCCAAAAACCCCACCAAGAAAGTTTGCGGGTGATTCACTACCCGTTGAGTTGTGACCATTGTAATTGTAACTACCATGAGCATCATCAAATAAAGCTTCAGCGTGGCCTCTGTGACCTTCTTTCATTTGCTGTATTCCTCTTTTTACATCTTCTTCTTCCCATGAATTAACCATGTGATGTTTAGAGTGTTTAGCGTTTCCGCTATATTTACCGTAATGTCCTTTTTGTTTATATGCCATAATTTTGTATTTATTAACCTAATCTAAAAATATCAGAATTTGAATTATAATAAATAGATTGACCTTTAGGGATATCTCCTTTATTTATTTTATTTTCAGCTTTTTTTGATTGTCTTTTAGTTTTGTTTTCTAGTCTTTTTGCGTTTCGTGATTCTATTCTCTTACCTCTTTCAGACTGTCTTTTTTCAGTTCTATCTATTCTGCCTTTTAATCTAGCTTCTTTAGCTTTATTACCTCCACCATCTTTTACTTTTTGTACTTTATTGTTTAATCTACCCAACTTAGTAACACCACCTTCACCATCTTTTTTTATATCAGTTTTAGTACCACCACTTGATTTTCCAGTAGAACCATCAATAGTCATACCACCTGTAGGTATATCAGATGATTGCACATAAGCACTTGCATCTGTTGGTTTTCCTTGATAATTTGAATACGCGTTATCTGCAGCTCCACCAATTTCAGCACCATATGCTTCATTAGTTATTCTTGAAATGCCACACATGGATACAGCTTTGCCAGATTTTCTTGAAGGACCAAAGTTTTGTTTATATGCCATAATTTGTTTTTTAATCTAGTTTATCTAATAATACTATGTCAATAGGAGGTGTTGGTGAAGATGCAAAAACTTTTACCACTTGTAAATCAAGTATCTTACCAGCTGGAATGTTATTTATAGTTGTTGTATTTCCTGAAACATCTGTGATTTTAACATCACCTGTAGTTCCAAAGTACAAAGAATAGCCTTCGCTACCAGCTACATTGCCTTTATATATTTCATACACATCATTGGTTGCTATCGCAACACCTGCTGTAGCTATAGTTATAGTTGTGTCACTTACTACGTTTTTAACTTGATAGCATTTGCTCTGCGTCTTGTTATATATAATATCACCACTGCTTATATTATACCCCAATGCGTTTGTTTTTGCATTTGTAAACTCAGCAGATGAATCAATTAAAGTTGTAGTATTAGAACCTGCAGCCGCTGATCCAGTTTTTAATAACCCAGGTTGAGGTAAATTATAATCGTCACTGGGTATAACGGTTAATGATGCGTTGTATGTACTCATTTTTTTTATTTTTTATGATTCTTCTTGAGCAAGTATCACAGGGCTTGTTCCTTTGTAAGAAATAGGCGCTTTTAATATTTGCATTCCAGTTATACCAGAACTTGAACCCATACCATGAGCTCTACCTGACTGATCTAGAGGTCCATCCCATATGTGAGATTCACCTACTATACCTACGTGTTTTCCTGGCTTTAATTTTTCCATTGATGGATCGTATTTTAAATCGTGCATAATTTAGTTTTTATTTATTTCCTTGTTTATATCATTTATAGATGTAGTTAATACTTTATCCATATATGTTTTTCTTTTCATTATTTTATTTCTTCTAGTGGAATTTGGTATCTCTTCTTCTTGTAGCATTATTCTATACATCCTACTAATTAATTGTTTACCTTTAACAGAAACCTTATATATATTATAAGTTTGATTAGTTCTATTTCTTTTTCTCCAAACAACTATCCAGTTATCTTTTATTAATCTACTCCATCTTCTATTGTCCCAACTATAAGAATAAACACCTTTTTTAAAGTCTTTAATTGTAAATAAATCAATACAGTCCAAGTATATTAGCAACTCTAAATCAGCTTCATTTAAGTCGTTGTTTTTGGAAGCCCATTTGCGGATTATCCGGTAATGTTTAAGCAAGTTTATATCTTTTAAATCACTTGCTGATAGCTTTTTCATAAAACAACGACCACGTCTTGTAATTTTATTACGTGGTATGACTTATCTTTTAATTCTATTTTGTGACCTGAATGTCTGTCATAAAATATAACATCACCAGTATTCAACCCCTCAACTTCATCACCTACACTAATTACATTAGCTTTTAAATACCTAATGTCATCTTTGTGAGATTCTGCTAAAAGTAAACCACCTTTTGTCGAGGTAGTTCCTTCTTTTATTTTTTCTATTATTAAATTTCTACCCAGCGCTTTCATCTACCCTTACGTTATTGATTACACAATCGGTTGACATAATAGTTGTAGCTACAGAAGCCGCATTTATAAGAGCACTTTTAGTAACAAGGGAAGGATCTATAATACCTTCCTTTACCATATTTACCATATTTCCTGTAACCACATCTAAACCATAACCTTCATTAGAGATTAAGTAATCATCTTGCTCCTTGGTTAGAGACAAACCTGCATTACTTAATATTTTATTGAAAGGTGCTTTGATAGCATTGTACAAACACTGTTGCCCTATTGATTTAGATTTTAAATTATTTGAAGCGTTTAATAAGGCTATTCCTCCACCTGGTACTATACCTTCTTTTATTGCGGCTTTAGTAGCGCAAATAGCGTCTTCGACTCTATCTGTTTTTTCTTTTAATTCAATATCAGAATTAGCACCAACTTTAACTATAGCTACTTTAGCTGATAATCTAGCTAATCTTCTTTCTAGATTTATAATTGTATGTGGTTTATTTTTCTGTTTTAATTCTTTTTTAATACTTTTAATAATATCTAAAACTTCATCACTTAAATCATCTACCGTTATAATTGTTCTCTCATTGTCAGAAGAAGCTTTAACACATTGGCCTAGGTAATCTAAGTCTATAACACTTAAGTCATCTCCTAGGTCTTCATTTACAATCGTAGAATTTGTTAGTAAAGCTAAATCATCTAAAATTGTTTTTCTATTTAAACCGTATGAAGGTGGCTCAATAACATTAAGTTTTATATTGCCCTTCATTTTATTCATCATAAGAGCCGACAACACAGGTGGTTCTATTTCTGCGATCAATAATAGCGACTTGTTGTTTTTTATAACATGTTCTAAAACTGATTGTATTTGCCTTATTGAATCTACTTTTGATTCCATTATTAAAACAACTGGATTTTCTAATTCAGCAGTTTTCTTTTCTTTATTAGTTGTAAAGTTTGCGTGAGAATAACCCCTACTGTATTCAACGCCTTCTAGTATTTCAACTTCTGTATTACCTGATTCAGAGGCTTCCATTGTTACAACACCTGTTGTACCAACTTCTCTAAACGCATCAGCTATTAACTTACCTAATTCTTTGTCATTGTTAGTTGATATAGTTGCAACGTTATCTATCATGTCGCCTGACACTTCAATACTGTTTTTGTCTATATAACTTATAACACTGTCTACAGCCTCTAAGATGTTTTGTTTAGTTACTCTTATACTGGTATCTTTTTGCTTAGAACTATAAACCTCAGCTAATATAGCGTGTGCTAGTATTGTTGCTGTGGTAGTTCCATCACCAGCTTCTTTTACTGTTTTACGTGCTGCCTCTTTTAAAAGTGTAGCACCCATATTGTGAATAGGATTTTTTAATATAATAGAATTAGCAACTGTAACACCATCTTTTGTTATTATAGGATCACCGTTACTGTCCTCCATTATCACACATTTACCGCTGGCCCCTAGTGTGGAGCCAACAGCACTTGTGAGTTGTTCTATTCCTTTAAATACTTCAAACTTAGCCTTGTCACCAAAGCTTAAGTTTTTGACTATTTTGTCAGACATAATTTAATTTAATTTAATTTGATTGATTTTATTTAAAGGTTTTAACGACTTGTGGTCCGCGAATATAAGAAAGTTTTTTCTCGTAATGGTTAATTGAAGCGTCAATTGCTGACTCAGCACCTTCCATTGTTTCACGTCTCGTCACGTCGATCCAAGAATCTTCTTCTTTAGGATCAAGGTATTCAGTTTGAAAAAATCCATTTGGTAGTTGAACAATCCTCCAGTTTTTTTTCTGAATTATATGTTCCCATACTTTCTTGGTTTCATCTGTAACTTGTGGTTGACTATTCCACGAACTAGTCTGGTAATAAAATGTCATTGGTTTTGGTTTTTAGTTAGACATTGGTTAATGCTCTTCCCGAGCAGGGTATATTTGTATTATCACTTGTTTTTAGTAATATTTACCTATTCTTCTCCTTCCTCTTCCTCTACTGGTGGTGGTGGAGTTGGATTTTGCCATGTAAAGTATAAGTCTTCGTTTACTGGTGTGATCTCAGATTGAATAGTTGCAGCTATGCTAGCTTGTATTGCAGGTACATCTAGTGATCCTTCTAGCCATCCAATAACTACGTTCTCAAAAGCCTCTGTATCTTCATAAGGCACAAAAGGATCTCCTGCTGCATATGTATAGCTTTGTGTTCCGATGTTAGTTGATGAGTAAGTTTTTCCTCCAGATTCTTCAGAACCAGTGTATCTGTAATGTACTGTATATATTACATTGTCTTCACCTTCTGCTTGAATATGAGCGTTCATTTGTGGGATATCCCATTTGTAAGTAATTGCCATTTTTTAATTTTAAAGATTTATTTATTTATTTATTTATTTTATAATTAACATAATCCAATTGAAGCAACAACTCCGCTTCCTCCTGTTATTCTATAATAACCGATTGTTGTTCCTGCTCCATTTTGAACTGTGTAAAAACCGTTTCCAGTTGCTGTTGTTCCAGATAAATTGTCATAAACAGTGTCACCTGTAGTTGGATTGTTACCACTACCGTCGTGATATTTAGTTGTGTTAACAGTTTGTGAGCATATAAACTTTGTATCTGCCTGTCCTGAGCCAGAGCTGAATGATGTTAGCGTTGTACAGTCTTTATCGTAACCGTACCAGTCTGAAAATTTATATGGATAAGCTATAGGCATAATTTATATTTTATGGGCAACTACAGCTAGTTGCTGTTACCGCACCTGTTGTTGTGTTCGTTGAGATCGCTGGGCAGGCACAACTACCACCAAACCAAACTGTACCTGATGGACCTTGAATAAAAGCACCACCACCAGTGTATACTGCTCCACTTACATTACTATATATAATAGTCCCTACTGTTACCGCTGTTAAAGCCACTGTCGTGTATAGTGTTGTTATATTACCTCCGCCACTATAAATAGTAAAAGAATTGTATGTACCTCTATCAGCAGGGTTTGGTGTGCACGCAGTATTTACAGTTGGATATGAATCACCAGAACCATGACTATCCCCACCATTAATCATATCGTACATAGATATTGGCCCAGTTATTGTTCCTGATCCCCACGTGCCGTATAACGCCTCTTGTGCTATGGATTCCATAGATAGTGCTCCTGAAGTTGGTATAGCCATTACTTATTACAATTACAGTTATTTAACTTTAATTCCTCTATTTCAGCTTTTAATTCTTTTATAGCTTCTAATAATATAGGTGTTATACCTTGGTATCTTAAAGATAAATTACCCTTACCATTATCTCTAACGAGTTCTGGTAACACTTCTTGAACATCTTGAGCTATAAAACCTATATCTTCTTTTATTTCTAATATACTCTCGCTGTCTTTCCAATCAAAAGTAACCCCTTGAAGTTGCATTGCTTTATCTAAAGCACTTTCAATTGGTTTAATATTTTCTTTGTATTTTTTATCAGAAGGAGATCCATAAGCTATTACATCTCCTTTAACTGTCAAATCTCCACCACCTGTAGTACTCGTGTCTAAATCCATATAAGCAATCTCTCCAGTACCAGACGCATCGTTACTCCATCTAAAATTATAACCGTTTCCAGCCGTTACTTTAAATTGACCAGATTTACTACCTGTTACATTTGGTTTCAAGTGTAGTACCGCATTACCAGCTGTGCTTGATTCAATTACAACATGAGGGTTAATAGCACTAAATTTGGCAATTTGACCACTAATAGTTCCTTTTCTAACTTCGAGTAAAGCGGAAGGGTTATCAATCCCAATTCCTACATTACCACCAGATTTTATACGCATGTATTCTGCAACACCAGCGGTGCTTTTTCCAACAAAAGCCAAATCACTAGCATCACTACCTGATCTTATAGCTACTATTCTACTTACAGAATTATTATTAGTACCTACAGTAAAAAGCAGTTGAGAGAAATTATTAGTATTACCAGCTGTGTTTGTATTATTTATTGTAGTACCCGCAGAGGCTTGACCACCTGAATCAGTTGGACTGTAAACCGTGGTTTGACTTCCTTGAATATGTAACTTATTTGTAGGATTAGTCGTCCCAATCCCGACGTTGCCGCCGTGTAAAACAGTAAAAGCTACTCCTCCCACTGTACTTGTTCCGTTATCATTAAGAGGTTTTATTGTATATTTGGTCTCATCTACACTTGTAACAAAAACCCTTTGATTAGCAGTTGCTCCATTGTCAGATAATACAATTCCTGCAAAAGAATCTCCTTCAATTATCATTTGTCCTCTATCAGTGCCACCGTCTATGTGTAGCCTTGTAAAACCATAAGATGCACTATGTAAAGTTCCAGGACTAGTAGTCCCGATACCTACTTCTCCTGATTGTTTTATAACAAAAGGTTGAGAAAAATCACTTTTCCAAACTCTCATTACATAAGTTGAATCCGCTCCTATTGCTCCTGTACCTACACTATTACCGGATCTGCCGAAAAATATTTGTGCGCTTGCGCCAGAGGTTCTAAACTCTGCGCCGTAATTAGTTAATTTATTAGCAATAGTAACACCTTGACCAAATTGTTCAGTGACATAAGCATCACCGCTTACTTGTAAATTTGAACTAGGACTCGTAGTCCCGATCCCGACGTTTCCTGCGCTTGTAATACGCATTTTTTCTGTTAGATTTGTGTACAACGCGAGAGCATCATTACTTACTGAACCAATTACAACTGCGCCTATATTAGTGTCAAGTAATCCTGTTCTTGTGCCATCACTCCATTGTAATTTATAAGAGGGCGTGCAGTTTATTCCTACGTTACCAGCTGAGGTAATACTCATCTTAGTGTAGGTGTTTGTAGTGCCACCTAATCTAAAATCTAAATATGATGCACCTGTTGTCCAATTTGTCCACAGTGCAGCTCCAGTTGTTGAGCCATCGCCAATAAAGCCAAGTCTATTACCCGAGGCATCGTTCATATCTACTTCGAGTTTACTGTCAGGCGTAGTCGTACCAATCCCAACGTTGCCTGCGTTTAAATATGAAGTACCTCCTGCTGAAATTTGTACATTTTTTGTAGTACCATCAGAAGTATACATACCTAAATTTGATGCATTTCCCGTGCCACCTACATAAAAGTCAAATCGTTTTTCACCATTAGAAGCTTTAAATCTTACATATCTATCAACATCATTAACCCCGGAGCTGCCACCGTAGACCTCAAATTTACTCGCAGGTGAATCCGTCCCAATCCCGACGTTGCCCAACTGTGTAAGTATCATGGTTGTTTCATCAACAGATGTTGAACTTCTTGTGCTTCTTAAGAAAGCTAAATTAGAACCAAAAGGCTCGTTTGAGGCAGTAGCAGGTGCCGTAACCATAGCTATATCCCACTTGTATATGTCTTCGTTGTTAACTGCTGTTTGACTAGTCTTGAAAGTTAAAGCAGATCTTTTAGTACCTACGGCTTGAGAACTAACAGCGTTCCAACCTACCGTTATATCATAATTACTACCATCATCTAATCCACCAACTTGTAAAGCTGTACTAGGGCTAGTCGTTCCAATTCCTAATCTGCCATTAGTTCCTGATAGAGTTATTAAATTACCACTATCTAAATCAGAGCTAGTGCCAATCATAAAATTACTACCATTAGCACCTAAAGCAAAATCTGTTGCTGAAGAATTAAATGCTAAAAATATTTCACTAGCACTATTGTCGCCTATTGTTACATTCCCTGCAAAAGTTGCATCGGTAGAGCCATTTAAAGTTAAAATTGACCCATAATCAGCTTTCATAAAATTAAAAACATTAGCACTACCTGCTTGAAAATAAATTTCATTATTTGTACTTCTCAAAGAAATACTCGGGGTGTTTACTGCAGGTAAAGTAGCTGTTGTTAATAATATATTATCTAAAGTTACATCCCCTGCAAAAGTTGTATCTAGTCCACTTGTTGAAATTACACTTGTACCTGCGTTTGTAAAATTGTAAGATTCTGCATCTATTCTAAGTGGCTCATAACCTGTTTCAGCACCATTGTAAGAAATTAAATATGTACCAGTTCCCGCAGCTTGTGGCGCAATAACAAAATGATCTTCGCCTGATGAGCCTCTAACTTTGAAATCAGAATCAACATTTACAGTACCTGTAAAAGTTGCATTACCATTTTGAGCAATAGTTAATTTACTACTCCAACCTGGATCAGCTATAGTTCCAGCCGAGCTAGTTGATGTATAAATTTTTAAACCACCACCAGCTACACCTTCAATTAAAGCCGAAGCTTCTGGCGTTGAGGATGCTCCAGCAAAAGCTAACGCAGCTGTCCCTGTTCCTTTTTTAAGAGTTAAAGTATTACCACCACCTTTAAAAGTACCTGTTCCTGCAAAAGTTGCGTTTTGTGATGAGTCAAGTGTTAGGGCTAATGTTCCACTAGTTGAGAAACTCAATGCATTAGCCGCTGATCTATACATACCAGTGTCATCATCACTATAAAAAGTATGTGTTGGAGCTGCTGCTGTTCCATTTGTAGGTCCTATTTGACCACTAACAGTTAAAGCAACTGCTGAATCAGGAGCCATACCTACTCCAACAATACCTGTAAAAGTTGCCGCATTGTTTGCTAGTTGAAGAACTTCTGTACCACCAGTAAAAAATTTAATAGTATCAGAAGAACTTTCAGTTATGTATGTATTACTTTGACCATCAAGATAAAGTTTTCTAGCAGCTGCAATAGCAAAATCAGTACCACTAAAAGATGCAACATCACTACCTATTTTAAATCTAGTTGCTCCGTTTGCAATAAACCTTAATTCACCTGTACCATTGTCACTTATGTAACTATGTGTACCATCGTGATATAATTCTAGATCTTGTGAATTACCTAATTGTATTTTATCATTATCAGCTAATTGAATATTACCATCAATAGTTACAATACCACTAGAGTTTACATTTAATATAGGTATACCTGACACGTCAGAAACGGAAAACAAATCTCCTGTTAAACTGTCTGTTACAGAAAATAATTGCCCTTGCGTTCCTTGTATATCAAGAACCGTATTTGAGCCGTCTACTATTAGACCTTTTTTTACTTTAAATTCATTTGCCATAATTACCTTTCATTTTCCGGGTTATATATTAAATCTTTGTTTGTATGCTTTAAAATTACTAGCTACTTCACTAGCTGTCAACGCTCTATCATAAAATTTCATAACTGGTATATCACCATTAAAATCATAATCAGCTCCAGATGACCACCAACCTATTTTTAATCCACCACTCCAATCTGCAGAGCCACTACTTGATGAGTTAGTTCCTAAGCTAATGTTATCTTGATAAACTGATATGGTTGATCCATCGTATGTAATAACCCAATGATGCCAACCAGATGTAGCTCCAGCTGTGTGATAATACTCACCTGATGCTCCACCGTGTTTATATTTCCAACTATACGCACCATATTTATAAAAATCAGTGTTTAGTCTACTTGACACGGGCATTTTATGTGTTTGTGAAGGGTTTTCAACATATTCAAAAGAATATTGAGCTAATGTTCCAAAATTTGTAGTTATATCAATAAAATCACCTGAGCCATCAAAAGTAGGGTTACCTATGTATGTATTCGTGTTTGTATTATCAAAAGACATGTTACTTAAACTTATATCACTTTGACCAGCTAAATCTATTAACTGACCTGTATCAGATCTAGAGTTGTTATATCCTGCAAATGGACTAGGAGTGTCACCTAATTCAAATTGCAAATCTTGTATCTTTATGTTATTACCCGTGTTATAAGAATAACCGTGGAGTAATATCCTGTTAGTCGTTGCTTGTGTTGTAACTGTTCCCCATACTCTATACCATCCGTCACCTAAATCAATCATTCTACCTGAGTTGAAATATCCATATTCTCTTAACTGAGTGTTACTGCTATTGTATTCTCTAATGTATAATAAATTATTATCAAACGTAGTACCTGTTGATTTTATTGTTGCGCTTACTGTGTATTGTGTATTACCTGATAAACCAGTTAAAGACGGGGAGCTCCACCAATTAACACCACCACCAGATGTTATTACCAAGTGAACACCCGAGCCACCTAAATAACCATCAGTGTAAGTTGTTGACGTTCCTACTAAACCAGACCAACTGCTAAAAACAGATGTCAACGTACTTG